TTATCCTCAATATATTTCTCCTCAATTTCTTCATAGAACAAATACATATTTAAAAATTCCTTATTTTCCTTCATTAATGTAAGAGTATCTTTGATATTACTCTTTTTATTATTAAGATAATCTTCAGTTAATTTCTGTAAAATTTTACTTTTTAATATTCCAAATTTATTCATCTCTATCGTTTATAATATCATTTATTGCTTTGTCTATTTCATAAATATTCTGCTGTGCCTTTTTAGTATCAAATAATTTGGGGGAATCTGTTTGATCACTTAACATCGATAGGATTTTTTCTTTTCTCGAATCGCTTTCAGATAATGGCCCTTCTCCGCCTGCAGGAGGCGCTGCTCCAGTTGATGCTCCACCTGTTGATCCAGGAGGCGTTGCTGCTCCTGGCGCTCCGCCTGCTGGCTCAGATGGCATTGAAGATCCACCGCCTCCACCTCCGCCTGGCAATCCACCTTCTGGAGGTTGTCCACCAGTCATAGCCGCTTCGACTTTCTTTCTTTCTTCTTCAGATATACCATATTTTTTATCTACGTCATCGAATACGCCTGTACGTTTAATAATCTGTGCAGTATTTGTTAATTCAACGCCTATAGCTCTTTCCATTCTCTGCTGTTGTAAGTCAAGAATAACTTCATTATCACTAAATCCAAGAATGGTCTTTTTTGCCCATGTATGTGATACAGGAAGAATGCCCATTTGTGATTGATCTGAAGTCGCGTCTTTATACATTGTAATTTTTTCTTTCCATTGTTCAATCTTTAATAAGTCCGATTGTCCTGATGGGTTAGTTAGCATTAATGTGAAATTATTTAATTCATCTTCTAATCCCAAAAGGAATAAATGAATCAACGCAATTTTATTTAATTCTTGAATCATTGATTGTTGAATCCTATTAATTGTTCTTGCAAAACGAATATCAAGTAACGCTAATCCTTTACCATTACCAATAACATCTTCAAATCCTAAAAAGGCTTTTGGAATACGAAGAGCTGCCAGCATTTTCTTTTGGATATATTCAATATCTGCAATTTCTCCTAAATTCTGAGCGCCAGGTAATGTTTCAATTGGGCTAGCTTGTGAAATATCACGCATTGGTATGAAATAATCTTGGTCTACAGCCATTTGATTATATCTCATGTCCACATTACCGTTTTTTTGATCTACAACTTGGTCTCTCTTGAATTTATTCGCAATTCTCTGTACATATGCTTCAATGTCTTTATCATCCATGTTACCAACAAATACTTTGAATACCCTTCTCTCAGGGGCTCTCGATGTTCTATAGATTAACATAGCATCTTCAGCTAAAAGTAATTGTTTCCAAATTCTTCTAATCTTATCCAACATAGATGTTCCATAAGGAAGTTTTCTATCGTCGCCCAATATCCTGAAGTGAGCAATTTCCCATGCTTGGAATTCCATATCTTTGTTGTTCCAAGTAAATCTTAATTCTCTTGTTGGAAACTTGCTACTTATTCTATCGCTTTGATTTGGACTTGATTGTCTTGCCCCTTCAAGTCGTTGAATTTCTATATTCGGTAATTGTTGACACCCAATAATACCCTTTTCAGCGTCAATTTTTAAATACACAAAGTTGTCCCCGTATTTACACATACCTCTTGTCCACATTTGAATATTGGTATTGACATCCAATACATTGTAGAATAAATCATCTAATATGTGTTTAATTCTTTTTGAATCTGAGTGGATTGTTAATATTTGTCCCTTTTCTGATTTAGTTGAAGATTCTTCAGCGTATATATCGAGAGCAGCTGAAACTTCCGGAGTAAACTCCATTGATTCATAATCATAATATGCTGATAATCTATTAGGCTCATAATATACCGATTGATTATAAAGCGACATATCGAGTTTTGACCACTTATCGGCAATATACTGAGTTTGTTTGGCTTGTAATAAAGCCTTTTCATATTCCTCTTTGCTATCAGTTCTCAGTAATTCTTCTTTTGAAAAATTAAAAGAAGGGGGAGGCGGCGATATTGTGTTGCCCTGGAAGCCAAAAGTTTTTGTTAATCTTTGAAATACTGTTAAATCTTGTTTTGCCATATCTATAAATATTGATTATAATGTAAACATTTTTTTTATGATTTTGAAGCCTCTTCCTTTTTATTATAACCTCCGAATAACCATGAGTATTTTTTGTATTGGTCTTTTTGAGCTATCATAATATCGTTTCTAAATAGCGGATTATCAACTGGTACATTTCCATTCATCGCTCCTAGTGGATCAAAAGCTCTACCATAAGAATAAATCGACTTATTTGGCTCATATGATCTTTCAGATAATGTCCAGGCTTCCATTATTGTTTTATTAATTTGTTCATTTCTTTTTAACTGGGTGAAACATATGTCGCCAGCATATAGTCCAATTGAGCAGCTCATTATAGAATCATCATGCATGCCTTTCATATGATCAGGTCTTCCATTAATATAAACAAATGTGTTCATTTCGTTAACCATTCTCAATGACCTTATAATAAATCCATGCCGTAATTGTTCTTCAAATGATGCCACAATCTGTGTTCTTTTATTATTGAAGTTAATTCCTGGAATTTTTTCCATTAATTTAGCGTCATATTCCCAAATATTCTGAGTATTAATACCTTCAATAAACATATCTTTATATCCCAATTCTTGTAACTTCCTTGATGTGGCAATTCCCATACCGCCAGTTATATCAACAACAATGAAGGCTGAATATAAAATTCCCCATTTATAAGCAATCGATGCTAAATCATCGGGAGGTATTTTCCCAACATATTCCACAACTTGTTCCCTATCATCAAAGTCTAATATATTAATAGAAGAATAGTCTTCACTATCGCCTCTAGATACATCCACTCCCATAATATAACGATGTCCAATAATAGGCTCCTTCCATTGCCAGAAAAGCCCATTCATATATTTTTCATTTGGCTCCTTAACCATATTCTTAACGATGTTATCTCTTGTTTCATAGGGAATAACCGTATCGCCTGAACCAAGAAAGTCACATTCCAACTCCTGAGCCATTTTTCTTTTATCATATTTTAATTTTTTGGCCATTCCTTCATACCATGGTGAATATGGTTTGTATCCGTCGTCCATTAATTGTGTCCATTTAGATTTATCATCTTCATATACCACAAGTTCCTCATCATTATATAATCCTCTGTTAAGCATATAATGAACCATATCTTTAACTTTAACCCATTTTAATTGTTTTGAGTAACGGGGGTCATTATACCATTTTAAATCAGTAATATGAAAATCGTTTTCTTTACGAATAGCTTGTTCATAAATACCATAATATATTGGGTCAAATCCATTTGGGGTTGAAATAAGAATAATTTTACCACCTGTTGAAAGAGAAGCCATTGAAGCCGCCCAGAAATTTTCACCAGCTTCGATATATGCCGCCTCATCAAAGATTAATATGGTTGGCGTATAACCACGAAGAGCATCGGGTGATGTTGCGACTGCTTTAACTTCACAATCATTATTTAATTTAAATCTACTTTCAGAGTTTTTATCGGGTGAAAATCCCACATTAATCCAATCAGGCCATTGTATTAAAAAATGTCTAATTTTATTAGCCATTTCAATTGCCGTATCTCGTTTATTTGCAACAATTAAAACTTTTTCCGGTTTCTCTTTGGATGCTGTTTGTAATAATTTCGAAATCCACGCAGCGGTTACAGTAGTAACTCCAGCCTGACGATATTTTCTTGTAATGTTCTCATTATAATTTTCGTAGTCCTTTATTAATTGTATTTGATCAGGAAATAAATCTAAAGGTACAAATTTATCAACATTAGCCTTTTGTGTGTTATCAAAAGTTTTAAGATATGTTTTGAGAGCATATGGTGTATCTTTGATAATACGAGCATATTCTTTTAATTGTTCAATGTTTGCCATGCATATAAATACAAAAAAGGTGACCGAAATCACCTTATATCTTATTGTTGCTCAGGATTTGTATTTCCTTGCTTCGGTTTTTGATGAGCCAGTTGGTCAAGATATGCGTCCCATTCCCTTTCTGAAGCTCCTTCACCAGGCTGTTTAAGAGTAGTATTAATGAAATCAACTATTTCCTCATCAGGGGTGTTATTTGTGATATCAGTTAAATCGTCATCAAATAATTGAGTAATGTCGTCATCATCTTCTCCTCGCAATAATTTCTGAATCGCTTTATATATTTCATTTACCAGTCGTTTACCTTCTGGCGATTTATTCATTATTTCTTTTGTGAGAACTAAGAATTTTTTTGCTGGAAGTTTAAAGATTTCAACAAGGATCCAGTTTTGTAACTCGTACATATTCTCATTTAAGATAGTTTCATCGGGGAATGAAGATCTAATTCTTTCCCAAATCGGTGGCCCTAACCTTAAATCCCAAGTTTCTTTTTCCAATGTATCTTCGAGTTCCATAACTTCTTGAAACATTTCTTTATTTTCCGGCTCTCCCTGATGGCTGAATAATTCCATCACGGCTTTAATAATTTCATGTACTAAGATTGGAAAATTAGTCCCTCTAGCATATATCGTTGGTGGTTCTGTTGTTCTGTCAACTTCTTCTTTTCCGTCCATTGATTCTCCTGCCGCCCCAGCTATTGTTTCGTCAGGATATTGCCAATATTGTGTATCAAGAACAGACATTAATAGTCCATATTTGTTTATAATGGTAGGATCCCCAGTTATTCTTGTAAGCTCGGGTTCAACCAAATGAAACATATATTGTCCCTTTGCAGCTGATCCATGAATCATTGCGTTTATTAATCTTCTTTTAGCTCTTTCAAGATTGAAGTCAGCCATTTCTCCAGCTAATTCAAGCTCTTCTTCTGGATCTTCTTCTGGCTCTTCTTCTGGTTCTTCTTCTGGATTAACAGGCGGAGGATTCGTTTCTCCTGGCTGATCGTGTTTAAACCCTTCAGTATTGGGCCTTTCTATTTTGCAGTCCCATTGAACAGATCCTTCGGGAATGCCCATTTCTTTAACAACTATTTTTATAGCTAAATCTGATAATTCGTCTGTATGTTGTGATTCAATTTGTATTATGTGTTGTTGAGCCTCCATTGCGGAACGAATTAAAGTAGGTTGACTACCTTGAATTGTCTGTTGTGCATTTAATCCCGCATATCTTCTAACTCTCTGAACAATTTGTTTATATCTTTCAGATGCTAGTAATTCTTGAAAATTTTGTTCGGGCTCCCTACCTGTATCTGGCATTGGAACTTTTTTTAATGGAGTATCGCCAGTTTGTACTTTTTGTTGAATACTAGGATCTGGTCTATCTCCCGTTTCAAAATCCATAGCCATTTCAGATAAATTTTTCTTTATAGCTTCTTTTATACGAGATTCTTTTATTTTTATTTTCATTGCACTGAAGGTATTATTTGTCTTCCGCAATTGCTTTTGGATTATGTTTGGGGCCTATTCCAGGTTGAAACGGAGTTTTGGGCGTTGGCCTTGTAGTTGGTTTTGTTCCAGGTTTTGTTGTAGGTTTAGTTGTTGGTTGAGCTTCTCCAGCCCCTTTAATTGAGTCGAATTTTAGTGACTCAGGAAGCGTGGATGTTTCTGGCTCCATTATTTCTACATCAGTTTGCTCAGTTAGTTTTTTCTGAATTAGTTCCATAATTTCATTTTTGGACGTAAATGGATGATAATTTTTTTCAACTATACCACTAACAC